ATCATTTGTCCCCTGAAGGGGGACTTGTAGGCTTAAAAAACCCTTTTCATTAGGCCACTAAGGACCTTTATGAAAAAGTAAACAACGCCTGGTTGCTTTAGTTCATGTTACATGACGCGTAAGAAAAGTTGTACCGGCTCAATCCGAAGAGAGCTAAAGACCACGTTCTAACATGAACGCCCTTAGGGCAGAAGCGTCAAGCGATGCGATGCCATGAGGGCATCAAGCGCTGCTTGATCTTCTTGGGAAATCTCAATTTCTAAGATTTCTTTTAGTGACAGTGATTGAATGTCACGTTTCATCGCGTTCTTACGAACGCATGTGATGAATTTCTTCCAGCACACATTTTGATGCGTGCCTTCCCTGAACGTATCTGGATGAGATCCAAAAGCGTCCACGATGTAAGACCAACGATCGTAGGGAATACGAACTTCGTTAGCCATTGTGTTCTCTGGTGCGAGAAGTCTGTCGAAGAGTGATCTTTCGACTTTAGAATTATTCATTGTAGCCCAAATTCGAGCTGGAATACTTTCAAGTGCTGTTCCGTCGCCGCCGATGAAATCGCGGGCGTGAACAAGCAAAGAACCAAAAGTTGGATCAGTAATCTCATTTTGAAGCACAGGCTTCAAAATTGATAAACCGAGACACATCTATTGGTCCGCTCATACTTGGTTGTTGAGCTGAGTCAGATTTATTTTGACCTATCAAACTTCCTCCGATTCCTTTTATAGCATCGAAGATCGCTCGACCTGCGTTGATAGCTGCTCCGAGAGTTGGACCCCCGATAGCTTGGAGGGCTGAAGAACCCATTGCTAGGAGACTACTCAAACCGAAAGCAAAAAGCGCCGCTTCATCGACCATGTCGCCTGGAAGGCTAACATGAGCAATCTGGCCACTTATCGTCGTTGGAAGACGAGTTTCGATTGTATAAGTCCCAAGACTGGGTCCTAACGTTCCATCACCTGTTGGAATAATATGCGCATTACGCGAAAATTTCTGGGCGATAGTACTAAGACCTCCCGTGCCAGACAAGTCTTCTGCGACAGACATATTGAGAGGAATTGTGACGATGGATCCCACAGGGAGTACACCGTTCCAAATCTCAACTGCGAAGTCATCTTGATCAAGATCTTCATTGAAAGCCTCTCCAGCATTCGTCTCTCCCTCATAGGAAGAAGTTCCGGGATAAGGAGCTATCTTGTCCTCGAAATCGAAGGAATTATCCCCTTCGTCATCTCCATGCTGAATGAACCCACGAATAGGCTCATCAGCCAATACCTGCAAATCTTTTGCGGTTGTGAAATCGTTCAATTGGTCTACTAACCACGATAACGAACTCGTTTGAGGCCTAGGTTTTGTAGGCACATCGAAGAAAGATTCTCCGGTTTTAACGAGGACACGAACCTTGATATTTGCTGTATCCGCAGTGCGATTAAACGCAGTTGTACGATATCTAAAATCGACTTGAGCTTCGTTGGTTCGAAGATAGCGATTATTATAATATCGTGGACGAGCTTGGGGAGTTGCACCTGAATGATTTCTACAGGTTAAACGAAGTTCGACGTTTCCTCCAATCTCAACAAGATAACGAGATGAATCATTCCTTGAATCCTGAAATTCTACAACTCCAGAAATTGACGGCGGGCGTGCGATGATAATCTTCGCTGCCAGCGTTCGAGCATATCCACTCTTTGTTGAGCCTGCGACCCAAACATTTCGTCGATAAGCCAAACTTATATTCTCTCCTCGAGGGGTGAGATTATATGGATCAATCGTAAGATTTTGCCATGTCATCAACGTATCTGATGCAGCTGTGAAAACCATAGCTTCAAACCATCTGGTATTTACCAATCCCGTTTGATTCTTAGTTGCCCTTGAACCTTTTGGAACTGGTGGTTTCCCTTCCGGTTTTTCAGCCTCTGGTGCAATTTCAGTTGCTGGAGTTGCATCAACTGCTACTTGAGATGGAATATCTCCAACACCTTCGGCCTGAACCTCAGTTGTTGCGGCAGGATCTTCATCACCATGCTCTTCAAACCCTCCAACTGAAGGAGGCGTTTGTGGCTTGAATAACAAACCATCACGAGATGTAAATTCAATCGTCGCTGCTACTTTAGTGGTTGAGGCGACATCGACAACTGCTTGATAAACAGTAACATTCAACGGAGTGTTGACAGTCTCCGTCGTGTTATCTTCAACAACTCGAATTGCGATTGCTCCACCGCTCTGCCCTTCACGTGGTATGTTAAGCGGAACGACTGATAAATCATTACTCCAAGGCACTATAAATGCGACGGTATTACAACCAGCTGGTCGAAAGCGCACTGAACGCGTAATGGTTGTGTCATCTAACTCCGGAGCAAAAACTTCGATGAGAACACCAACTCCAATAGGAGCTGGAACATGAATTATCCAAAGAAAATTTGCTTGAACGAACTTAAATAAATCCATTATAGCTCCTTGTTCTGGAGTAATTCGGGGCTGTAAAACAGTCCTAGTCCCTATTGCTGGAAGAGGCACAATTCTCGGGAGAAATGCTGCAAAAGCATTGCCGATATAGGCTTTACCAAAAGTATGGTCTGGAATTTTATATTTCCTTTTCTTACGCAATTGATATGCGAGGAATGGTTTTTCGTAAATGGGAGTAGTAATTACTATTGGTTCTCCCACTTCGGAAACAATGTTCCCGTTATCCAGAGATGGATCTGGACCTGCTTTCGGCAATGACACGAAACCGGCACGTAAGCGCCGAGGCATGTCGAATATCTGGATCTGTTGGGTTGGATTCATGATATGTGTGTTATATACCCTGTAAGGGCATTAAGTCCCGTTGGGGAATATGAATACTGGACTGTACCAGCAGTTATCGCGTAATGGACAATTCCGTTAACTCTAAAGTTATCGAAGGAAGCACAGAGATATACTGTTTGATTTGTAAACGATCCCGTTTGGGAATCCAAAACAATAGCAGCATAACCTGTATTAGCAAAGATACCTTCCGTATTCGCGCCTGTGAAAGTTGTTCGGCGCGAATAGGTGTTGGTACCTACTCGCCAATTGAATATATATTCATTTCCACGCACAAGAAGATCATTATTGAACCTGTCGTTTGTGAGAAACATAACTTCCCTTTGAAGTGAGTTAACTTGTGTTTCCATTTCTGAAACTTGCGTACTTAAAGTAGCTACTTGCGTTGTCAAAGCCGAATTAGAAGCTGTGAGTCCTACAATCTGAGAGCTCTGTGCTGCCAACTCTACTGCCTGAGCACCTACTGTTGTCTGAAGTGCTACAACATGGATGTTAAGCTCTACTACTTTTTCAGCAAATATGTTAACTGTATCATTAAGACCGTTGATCCGGCTTTGCAACTCAGTATTTGATGTAACGACATCACTGATTTGACTCTCTTGAGAATCCAACCTGGTATTAACTGCTATAAAAGCCGTCGTCGTTGCAAATTGGTTCTGATCAACAATCACGCCAAGTTGTCTTAACTGATCATTAACCTCATCTAACCGCACATTAGCAGCATCTAACTGACCCGCTATATTTGGAACATCTAAAGTGTCCAAAACCTCAAACAAAGTTGAATTGTTATCAAAGATTAAGTCTCCGATTTCGGTCATTTCGACGAGAAGTTACGTAGGACAATGATGCCCACTCTTTCAATAACAGCCATAAGGCAATTGACATGAAAGCATTAACGATATATGTGTTTACGAACATAAATGCGTATTTGAACCGTAATACTTCGAAAAGTATTTACGTTTAGCCACTTTAAAAGGGACTGCGACAAGACTAGCAAGCGAAGCTCGCAATTCCAGGTCTTGACATCGACTTAGTTTATGTCGAAAAGAATCATAATATTCTTCACCATGAAGCAAAGCTTCACACATACACTGTTCAGCCAGGTTTTTCCAGATTTCGTGTTCTGAATTTGAGATCTGAGTCCACACAAAAGGGGACTCAATTGATCTCTGTAATAATGGGGCGATTACCAAACCCTCCCACATTACTATTCCTCTCTTGAGAAATTGAGCTTGTTCAAGCGGGCAAAATTTCCGTTCAATGCCATCTTTAGCTCCTGGGGTTATAATATGCCCAATTGATGTCATCACTTCCTTTGAAGTAAAGTAATTATACATCTCAGCATATTCATCTGAGACAGACTCGATCTTATCATCACCAAAAGTGATGGTTGAGACATTATCTCTGAAGTCAGCAAGATTTTGATTGCCTGTGACCTTTACCCATGTGTAAAACGACAATATGTCATTAGCAATGCAGTTAACAACAGTTGTGAGATATTCACCACTTTTATTTCCACGCATTGTTTCATAAACAGTATCGTAGTCTACAACATAAGTGCAGATCGATTCTTCTGCTAGAACCCCACGAGCTACATCCCATTCATCAGGAGCGTTCCTTTGAATCACTTGTCTTATGATATTAAAGACAGAGCGCATCAATTCACCATGAAGATGTTTATCATAGTTTGAAAAATCCATGTCAAAGACATTAGGATGCGCATTCAAGTGATCATAGATCGCTCTCCATTGGTTAGAATGCGGATTCACTCCGATAGCATGATTTAAGCCAATAAACGCTTTCGAATAAGCTTCTTTGAAATCGCCAAATAAGGCAGCATCGCAAATAACTTTATCGACTGGTATACAATGGAAAACACGAGTTTTTCCTTGTTCCACTGCAGAGATTTTAATCTGCGCGTCTTTGAGCTTTGAATTGCTAAACGAAATTATTCGCTTACCAGCTTTTGCGGCTTCGAGTTTTTGAATAACTCGTTTTAACAGTCTAATACCGTTTTCATCATCCCGAAACGAAATAATTCCGTCATCATTTTGAAGAAAATCGCTCTTCTTTGTACAACCAGGAAGTTCGTTCCAAGGTAACCCGCAAGCTTTATCAAGCTCCATTCCAGTACAAAACTGGTTTTCACGTCCACCATTGAGTCCTCGCTCAATTATATCTTCCAGAGCTAAGGGTAACACAGTAATGTGCCCAATCTTAGCCGACATCTCATCTATAATCTGCTGTTCAGCTAGAAGTAAAGTTTCAATGTCAATGGAAGGTAATGTTTTACACATTACTCCATTGGGAGTCAGTAATAGAGATTTTTCTCCTAATTGATTTACTGGAAGATCAATTTTGATCCGAGGATCATAAGCATCTAAAGGACCTGGTTGAAGTTGTTCTTCAAATTCTTCCGAAAAAGGAGAATAAGACCAATGAGCCAGTGATTTAATCCCGGCTGGACGCGTTGAGAATTTATACTTTCCAAGGAAAGTAACTTCTGATCCACTAGGTAGATCAGTCGGAGAACCTTTGACAATCAAAGTTGCAAAACGATCGTCATTGTCTCCGTGTTGCTTAAATTCAAGCAAATCTTCTTTCTTAAGGATCGAAGCATACCAATGACTTGGTGTTCCACCAGAATGGAAACCTAAAAGTTTGGTTTGATGGCGATCATGGAAGGACATTACTATACCCCCACAATCTCCCGGTTTTGCAAGACCAACGCTAAGGTTTAATTGAGAAACCTCTACATAATCTCGCAGTTCCGATTCGCCATTTATCAAATAGGATGTTTTACCTTTGATATGACTTCGACCGATTGCTGAAATTCCCGATGATGGTAGGAAACACAAACACGATTGATCCGCAGCTAATGTAAACCACGTTTTCTCATCGCAAAGATGAGTTTCCAAAGATCTAAATCTATCTGGAACTGAAGACATATTAACTGCAGAACAGCCAATTTCTCTCAATCGCTTCAACATTTCATCTTTGCCGACAATTCTAGCGAAGCCAATGTCGCGAACAACATCAACTCGAGTTACTTCACACATTTGATAGTGTGGAGAACCTTTGTTCTTGTAACGCCAGAACCTAACAAAATCACCAACTGCATAATTATGCGTATTAAAGATTATCTGGTTTAGATGTCCAAGACCATGAGTATTTTTACCCATACGTTCTGTATCAAGCTCCGGTAAAGGAACACGAGACATAAACACTTGATGATTGTCAATCAGTGTTCGATGAAGTTGAATGCTATCAGCTGCACCATTCTCTTCAAAGGCGATTTTAATATCACCATCATTACGCTCTTTAAGACCTAAAATATCTTGAGAGATACTAGCAAGATCTTTGAGCATTCTCCTCGTAAAGTGCTGTGGTTTGCCTTGAATAGTCGTGGTCAGACCTACCAGACACACTTTCACATGGAAAATATTATCGATTTTTCGAAAATCAATATCGCCTTCCCAATCACATATATTAAGTTCCTTGAATGAATTCAAGTAATTACTATAGCGATCGCAGACTTCATCAATTTCGCCAACAATGTTAAAGCGAATTTGAGGGGAAAATACTTCTTTCTTATTAACCAGCATAGTTATACGTTTAGCTTCTAAGAATTCAGTTTTTTCCACATGGAAGTCATCAATGTCCTCCACTTGAATGGCAATATGCGTATTCTTATTGCGAATAATCATTGCATGATGAGATTCATCAAATTGACGTTCGCACAGCAACCATTCGATTGCTGTTTCAGTGTAAATTGACTTGTCTAAATTAAGACAACCAATTTTGTACCAGTTATCATCGTCTTCTTCATGACTATTTAAGGTACAGGAATCATCACAAATGAGTTCCTCGAATCCGCGTTGTTTGAATTGGCGAACTTGAAGGCGTTTGTCCTTCTTTGCATTCTTTCGTTGACGAGACATTTTACCGAACTCATTCTTCGAATCATGCTGCTCCAATTTTTCAGTCTTTGGACTAAAAAGGAGCTTCATCAACTTCCAGAAGATAAACAATAAAATAGCTACTAAGCCAATTATTACCACTTCTGAAGCTAAATTGATAGTTATCGTCGCTATATCACGCCATAATCCTTCTACTGAAACTCCTAAGAATTCTAATAGTTGGACCGCGACGTTTAACATATGCGCTTTTAACCTTTCAGCAACTGTTTCGAAATATTCAAATACTTTTGCTACACACCATACAGGTGCGATGAGAGTATTCTCGACATTATATGCCCATCCTCTCCATGAGAAATCTCTGACCCAGAACGGGCCAACTCTCTCCGGATACATTGAATATGTACAGCAACGAAGCAAATGACTTACAAAGTAAGCTGGGTGAGGGGGAATCAAGATATAGCCAACGATATCAATGAAGTTCATAGCGAATATAGCTTGTCCTCTCCGTGACCAAAACCACGAATTGATTAATCTCAAGCGATGTGGAATAGTTCCTCTCCAGAAACCTCGTGTCGCAACGTCAATCTTCGATATAAGATCGTCGCTGATTAGGTAGAGAACTCTACCATTCTTCAGCAATGGACCCCAAAGATATTCATCAAATGGGCCATTGACTTTTAAAAAGCCTTGGCGAACAAACGCTGTTTCGAATGCTACTCGATTTTCTTCTGGAACAAACCATGCTCCTAAAGATGATAAGAAATCGTAAAGACCGGTTTCACCTGGAAATAAATCGGGACTAAAGGATGTGTTTATCAATCCTCGATTATCTTTCCGACGTAGATACCAAGTCCAATCTCCTACATCTTGAATAGTATTACAGTGTTCTTGATTTACTACTCTTCGCAAATTTGTTGCAATCGCTCTCAAAGTAGCGTCGATTCGCAATGCGTCTTGCGCAGTTCCAGCAGTTCGTACTGGTTCCACTCTAGTCATGGCGATTCGAATACTTTCTTGCGCTTCCACTTGAGGGGTTTCTACTTCGGTAGATTGAATCAGTTGCTCAACAACTTCTAAAGTAGAGTTTAACTCATTTTCATCTCCTAACGCCGCAAGCTCTTCTTCAGTTTCCTCAGGGATATACCCTTCTGGAATTTCAGAATGGGTGATCTGTTCAGTTTCAATAGCATCGAAATCAAACATCTCTCCATCTTCGTCATCCGACAAACCATGCTCCTGTAAGGGAGTCTGACGCATTGAAGCCATTCTAGCGTTAAAGAATGTCATATTATTGATCATTCGTTCTACTATCTGATCAACAATTCCGTTCAAATCGGTTTCTGGCCAGTCATTCACTGATGACGTGACTATATTTCCGTTTTGATCCTTCCTTTCTGGAACACCTGCCACAAAACTTTTCATAGAACCATATCGAATTTTAAGATGTTCAAAATTCGGGTCCCATTGCTTTGGCATTGCTACATTTTCTTTCAATTCAACTTTATAAGTCAATGGAAAGCGCTCATGAAGAGCAGCAATATGTTCGACCGTGATTGACTTGGTCGGCATTGCATTACATGTCGTTAGACACAATAGAGCGCGGAAGGGTAAACCCTTTTGTTCTGCAACTCCTTGGATCGTTCCAACACATGTTGGTGATATATAGGTATACCACATAAGATGATCCTTATTGGTTTTATCCTGGAAGGCATCATCCATATTGACAATTTCTTGCCCAACGTATCCACTATCGAACTCCTCACGTTGATTGGCGTCCCATTGGGACCACCCAAGAGTATCTCCGAAAAGATCTTGATGGGAACGAAGTCTCGATTTTACACGCTTCGAAATCTCAGCTACAATAGTTGATTTTCCAATTTGACTTGGACCTTGGATACAAACTCCAGCTGGTACGGGACGAATCCCAATACTCTGTCTGATTACTTTAATTTGATTAAGGTAATCTATCATCTTATTTTGGATGATATTGACTTCAATAACAATTTGATTGTTTTTGATCTCTGGGAGATTAATTGAACGCAATCTTTTCGAAAGATTTTCCACTTTCTCTCGATATTCCTCGACACGCTTCCAATTCTCAGCTCGACAAAAATCAGAGCCTCGTAATGCAAGAGTTTCAGCTATCCAGAGATGATCAGCTTTAAGGCTAACCACAGCGGTATTTAATTCTTCAAGAATCGCCCAATTTTTAGACTTTAGAAACCCTAAGGATTCAGCAACATCACGAACATGTTTAGTGATTGTTTCCGCAGAACGGAGATTCCGAGCAAATCCATCCATATGTTTTGCTTCAAAGCCGCCTAATTCAATATTAGTAAACGCAGCAGCAGAAGCTAACAATGGAATAAACTTTTCGAAATCGTCATGCCCATGTTGACGAACGGGTATGACATTTGATAGTTGTGAACCACCAAGAGTACAAATCTTCCCAACGACAGAATCGATGAGAGAATGTTCCAATCCTAATAGACTACAAACCTTTCCTACTTCTGATGTTACATCAGGAATAGATTTGCAATCTAAAATTGATTTCGCACATAAACTTAACCCAACTTTATGAGTTGAGATTTCATGCGTTATCCCCTTAAAGGAGACGCCAGTGGTCATTTGAGCACCAGCAGACGTAAGTCCATCAGCAATATTCTGAGTAGCTTGCACTACATGAGTACCGACTGATTGAGATGCATCTTTGAGCAACTTATCAAATCGAATGGTAAGACGGTCCATAAAGGCACTATACCAATCTATTAGATCGAAAGTAGCATAGTTGAAAACAACTTTTGCCCCTAATGACGCCCATAACATGATAAAGAAACCATGATTATTCAACCATTGTGAAACAATGATATGAATTAGTGCCAATACTGCGCAAGCATAAGGAATTGACTTAATACCTAAAAGGTACTCAAAGATAGGATGCATATTTACTCCGTCTTTGGTGAAGCTTTGCTCCAATCTGCTCTTATACCGCCTTCTACATAAGTGCTAGCGCGCAAGCGCCATTCGCTGATCTTTTCAAAGACTGTTGATAAGTCAGCTTTCTTAAGATTAGCAATAATAGTTACATTTATTGATAACCATGGATTTACCAACTTCTGATTTTTGATATCAGCAGCTGCAGCTTTCCATCTACCATTAAGAATAGTGGAATTTGCATAGAACAATTTCTTGTATTGATCAAATACTTTTTGTTCACGAATCTTTTGAAAATTCTCTTTCGTTTCAGGAACATTAAAGCAAATAATCGCCCATGCTTTATTAGTGATACCTTTTGGTTTAGGATACACTTGCACATTCACAGATGGCTTAAATGAGATGAGACTTTTAGATCTCACTAACCCTTTTTGAAGGGCATCACAGAACGATTCCTCAACTTTTCTAGCTGAGACATCACGAATTCCCGCATTAGTAACTTTAGACAGCTCCTCTTTACTGAGAGACAATACTGTTTTTGCCACTTTAACTTGGGCTTTTGACGTCGTCGCTTGCCCCATGTTGATGTCAGCTTTAATTCCATCGTCTGAAAAACGAGTAACTAAATCAGTTTTAGCTCTTACGAGCTTAGGCCGAATTACTTGATTTTTAGTCTTCGGTTTCTCTGTTTCAACAGGGATTTGTTGATTAACCTTAGGTTGTTCAACCATTACCTCCTTTGGGGGGTTTCTGAGTTTTTCAATAATCTCATCTTTTTTCGCATTTTCTGCGATGAGCACATTAATTTGTGCTTGCATTGCTGCAATTTGAGCAGTTAATTGTTGAATTGCATCAACAACTGTAGTTTCAGGTGTTGCTGGAGTCAGTTGTACAACTGGTTCAACAACAGGTACTTCATTCTTAGCAGAATCCATATTTATTTTATTTTCGTCAATCTGATTGACTTCGAGTTTTACTTCGGATGTTGCTGGAGTCAGTTGTACAACTGGTTCAACAACGGGTACTTCATCTTTAACAGAATCCATGTTTGTTTTATTTTCGTCAATCTGGTTGACTTTGAGTTTTACCTCAGGAATGTCGATTTCTTCAACTTTACAAACTTTTGATTTGTTTTTACGAGATCGCTCTCGCTTCAACTGTTTAGTTGGTGAAGTTACTAATTCAGCATCTTTAAGAAAATCTGAACGTTGTAACTTTGTCTTACGAGAATTTGATTTTGTCACTGTAGCGATATTATCATCTTCATCATCAGAAACTGCTTTGAAAAAGCTATTTGTATATGGTTCACGCACATGTAAATCTGCGATTACCACATCGTTCGAAACATTATCGATATCCATTTTATTAAAATTTTTAGGAATCTTGTTCCCTTGCAAATCATATGAAAAATTTGCTTTTGATAAGAAAACTTTATTCTTTTTAGATGCTGTCTTATTAAAAACAACTTCTTTTTTCTCAACAATTACAGGTAAACTCCGAAGAGTTTTACCATATAATAAACGAGATGCATCCAATTCAATTGCTTGCATAGGATGAGAGATAATGCGAAATTCGCTATCATCTTCTATGTCTTTCGGCATAATCTTTACACACTCGATTAAACCATCATCTCTAAATGAATCGGCGCCATAAATACGTCGATCACTAAAGGTTTCTGGTAAAGCTCTAGGTGTAAATGAAGTAAGATCTCTCTTTATAGTAGAATTAACACTACTAAGAATAAGATTCTTCTTCTTTTGTGAGGTTTTAGAATTTTTAAGTTCTTTTTCTCCCCACTTTGCTAGATTTTCCAATCTAACTTTTTCACGATCTGCTCGCAAGCGATCATTTAGCTCTCGCTGGTTGATTTGTTTTTGTTTGCGTACTTGTACGCTACTTAAACGATGACCTCGACGCATCGAAGTCCTTCCAGTATTCCCGTGAACGATTTCCCCTTCGTTAGTCGAGCGGCTGGGACACTCTAGCTTAGGGCTCACCTGGGTGAGATTTTGATTGGCGAACACGTCTTCAGACGGCTCTAACCCTTCATAGTTACTTAATTTCTCCATGGGATAAAATGTAGGTATGGTATACGAACTCA